TATTTGAACGAAGATGAAAATCATTTTCGGACTCGAATGAAGAACAGGTCGTGGCTGATTGGCAGTGGCCCTGGCCGCTATGGCCTGACGCAAAGGAGCACATGGACATGGTTTTCGATTTTCTGCGGCGGGCCGAAAGGCAGCCGCCCGAGCACAAGGCCTCGGCGGCGGGGCCGGTGATTGCTTATCAGGGGTCGGGGCGGGTGGCGTGGAGCCCGCGCGATGTGATCTCACTGACCAAGACCGGGTTTCTGGGTAATCCGATCGGGTTTCGGGCGGTCACGCTGATCGCCGAAGCGGCGGCGGCGCTGCCGCTGGTGTTGCAGGATTGCGACCGGCGCTATGAGGTGCACCCGGTGCTGGACCTGATCCGCCAACCCAATCCGGCGCAGGGCCGGGCCGAGTTGTTCGAGGCGATTTACGGGCAGTTGCTGCTGTCGGGCAATGCCTACCTCGAGGCGGTGCCGGGGGCGGGGGCTTTGCCCGGCGAGCTGCACGTGTTGCGCTCGGACCGCATGGCGCTGGTGCCGGGGGCGGATGGCTGGCCGGTGGCTTATGACTATACGGTGGGCAGCCGTCGGCATCGGTTTGACATGACGGCGGAAGTGTCACCGATCTGCCATATCCGCACTTTTCATCCGCAGGACGACCACTACGGTTTCTCGCCGATGCAGGCGGCGGCGGTGGCGGTGGATGTGCACGTGGCGGCCTCGCGCTGGTCGAAGGCGCTGCTGGATAATGCTGCAAGGCCCTCGGGCGCGATCATCTATCGCGGCGCGGATGGGCAATCGGCGCTGACGCCGGATCAATATGACCGGCTGGTGAGCGAGATGGAGGCCAACCATCAGGGCGCGCGCAATGCCGGGCGACCGATGCTGCTGGAGGGAGGCTTGGACTGGAAGCCGATGGGGTTTTCGCCCAGTGACATGGAGTTCCAGCAAACCAAGGAGGCGGCGGCGCGCGAGATCGCCATCGCGTTCGGGGTGCCGCCGATGCTGATGGGGATTCCGGGGGATGCGACTTATGCCAACTATCAGGAGGCCAACCGCGCCTTCTTTCGCCTGACGGTGCTACCGCTGGCGGCCAAGGTGACGGCGGCGGTGTCGCACTGGCTGGCGGGGTTCAGCGCTTCGGCGGTCGAGTTGAAGCCTGACCTTGATCAGGTGCCGGCGCTGGCGGTCGAGCGCGATCAGCAATGGGCGCGGGTGGGGGCGGCGGATTTTCTGACGGTGGCCGAAAAGCGCGCGCTGCTGGGGTTGCCACGACTGGCGGAGGGGCAATGAACATTCGCCATGAGACCGGCGGGTCGCGGTTCCTTTACGACAGTTTCGACGCGGCCTCGGCCCGGATCGAGGCCAACGAGCGGGTGGCGGACGAGCGCTGGACGGCGCTCGAATACCGGCTGGGGCAGATCGAGACCACCCTCGAGCGGCTGGAAAAGCGCATTTGGCTTGGGGTTTACGGGGTTGCGGCGTTTCTGCTGGCGCAGGGGGCCGAGGCAGTTCTGCAAGCGGCGATGAGGTGAAAGATGGGAATGGCGAATGATTTCGGGGCACCGGAGCGCAAGTTCCACAGGCCGGAGGCCGGGCTGGTGGTGACTGACGGTAGCCTGGTTCAGGGTTATGCCTCGGTATTCGGGCGGCGCGACCAGGGCGGTGACGTGGTGCAGGCCGGGGCTTACGGTGCCAGTCTGAAAGCGCTGGCGGCGGCGGGGCGGCGGGTCAAGATGCTATGGCAGCATGATCCGGCGCAGCCGATCGGGGTCTGGGACGAGGTGCGCGAGGATGCCACCGGGCTTTACGTCAAGGGCCGGATACTGGTGGATGTGGAGCGTGGCCGCGAGGCGGCGGCGCTGCTGGCAGCGGGCGCGATCGACGGGCTGTCGATCGGCTATCGGACGCTGCGGGCGGAACGCGACGGCAAGGGGCAGCGTCTGCTTGCCGAGCTGGAGCTTTGGGAAGTGTCGCTGGTGACATTCCCGATGCTTCCCGAGGCGCGGGTGGCGGCCAAGAGCGACGAGCTGGCCGCCACCTGGCGCGAACTGGCGCAGATTTTCGACGATGCGCGCCGGGAGCTGGCCGAGCGCTGAGCCGCGGCCTTTCACGACTGAAACCCAAAGGAAGACGAGATGACCGAGACAAAGGCTCGGGCCGGGGCAGGTTTGCCCCCAGCCCTTGATCCGGGTGCGGAAGTGAAATCCGCGATGACCGAATTCCTGAAAGAGTTCAAAGGCTTTCAGGATGACATGAAGACTTCGTTGCAACAACAGGAAGAGCGACTGACCATGCTGGATCGGAAAACCATGACTTACGGGCGCCCCGCGCTTTCGGCATTTGCGGACATCGAGGTGCCCCATACCAAGGCGTTCGACGCCTATCTGCGGTCGGGCGACGACGACGGGCTGCGCGGGCTGGTGCTGGAAGGCAAGGCGCTGAACACTGCGGTGGCGGCCGAGGGCGGTTATCTGGTGGACCCGCAAACCGCCGAGACCATTCGCAGCGCGCTGAAATCGACCTCGTCGATCCGGGCGATTGCCAATGTGGTGCAGGTGGAAGCCAGCTCGTTTGACGTGCTGATCGACCACACCGATGTCGGCGCCGGCTGGCAGACCGAAGTGGGTGCGGTGACGGAAACCGCGACGCCGCAGATCGAGCGCATCTCGATCGTGCTGCACGAGCTGAGTGCGATGCCCAAGGCCAGCCAGCGGCTGCTGGATGACAGCGCGTTCGACGTGGAGGGCTGGCTGGCGGGGCGGATCAGCGACAAGTTCACGCGCTCGGAAGCGGCGGCGTTTGTCGCGGGGGACGGGATTGACAAGCCCAAGGGCTTTCTTTCCCATCCCGCCGTGGCGCAATCGGTCTGGAGCTGGGGCAACCTGGGCTATGTGGCCTCGGGGGCGGCAGGCGATTTTGCCGTCGTCAACGCGGCCGACGTGATTGTCGATCTGGTCTATGCGCTGGATGCCAGCTACCGCGCCAACGCCACGTTCGTGATGAACTCGAAAACCGCAGGCGCGGTGCGCAAGATGAAGGACATCGACGGGCGCTTCCTGTGGTCGGACGGGCTGGCGGCGGGGGAACCGGCGCGGCTGATGGGCTATCCGGTGCTGATCGCCGAGGACATGCCCGACATTGCCGCGAATGCCTATGCCATGGCGTTCGGCGATTTCGCCAGCGGTTACACCATCGCCGAGCGCCCCGACCTGCGGGTGCTGCGCGATCCGTTCTCGGCCAAGCCGCATGTGCTGTTCTATGCCAGCAAGCGGGTGGGCGGCGATGTCAGCGATTTTGCCGCGATCAAGCTGTTGAAGTTCGCGCTGGTCTGACGACCGGCGTGACGGTCTGCCCCTGATCGGGGCGGGTCTTGGACGCGCGCCGGCCTTGCCGTGCCGTCTAGCTGCTCCCCCTCCGTCCGAGCGACACGGGGCGCGCGTCCATGATTTTCCGGGGGGTCGGAGAATGACCATGATGTTGATCGAGCAGACCACAGTGCCAGGGGCGGCGCTGCCGGTTCAGGTGTTGAAAGACCATTTGCGGCTGGGCAGCGGCTTTGCCGATGACGGGATGCAGGACGCGTTGATTGAAAGCTATCTGCGCGCGGCGCTGGCGGCGATCGAGGGGCGGATCGGCAAGGTGCTGATTGCGCGCCGCTTTCTGTGGACGCTGGAGGACTGGCGCGCGGGCGATCAGCAGGCGCTGCCGGTGGCGCCGGTAAGTACGGTGATCTCGGTGACGCTGGTCGATGCGGCGGGCGGGGCGGTGGTGCTGGACCCGGCGCGCTATCGCCTGGTGCCCGACACCCACCGCCCGAAGTTGTCGGCGGTGGGGGTGCTGTTGCCGCTGGTGCCGATGGATGGCCACATCGAAGTGGTGTTCGATGCCGGTTTTGGCGCGGATTGGGCGGCGGTGCCGGCCGATCTGGCGCAGGCGGTGCTGCTGCTGGCGGCGGAATATTACGAGCGCAGGCACGAAGCGGGGGTGCGCGAGGGCGGGTTGCCGTTCGGGGTGGTGACGCTGATCGAGCGTTGGCGCACGGTGCGGGTGCTGGGCGGAGGTATGGCATGACGCGGCCGATCTTGAGCCGGGCGCTGGTGCTGGAGGGGTCGCAGCGGGTGGCCGATGGCGCGGGCGGGTTTGCCGAGACCTGGGTGGCTTTGGGCACGCTTTGGGCCGAAGTGCTGGCCGGAGCGGGGCGCGACGTGGCGGGGCAGGAAGTGACGCTGGCCTCGGTGCCCTACCGGATCACGGTGCGGGGGGCAGCGCAGGGCGCGCCCTCGCGCCCCCGGCCGGAGCAGCGGTTTCGCGACGGAGCGCGGGTGTTTCACATTCTGGCCGTTAGCGAGCGCGATCCGGGCGGGCGCTATCTGGTCTGTTTTGCACGCGAGGAGGAACCGGCATGAGCTATGGCGTGGCGGCTGCCTTGCAGGCGGCGGTGTATCAGCGGCTGGTGGCCGCCTTGGTCGGGGTGCCGGTTTATGACGCGGTGCCGTCTGGTGCTGGCGACGGCACTTTCGTGCTGCTGGGGCCGGAGGAGGCGCTGGATGCCAGTGACAAGACCGGTGGCGGGGCGGAGCATCGCTTTGTCGTCAGTGTGATCTCGGATGCCACCGGGTTTCTGGCGGCCAAGGAGATTGCGGTGGCGATCTCGGACGCGCTGGTGGGGGCGGCGCTGGTGCTGACGCGGGGGCATCTGGTGAGCCTGCAATTTCTGAAAGCCGTGGCGAAGCGGCTGAGTGAGGGCGAAACCCGCCGGATCGATCTGCGATTTCGGGCGCGGGTGGAAGACTGACCCCTTCGGGGTGAAATCCGGCCCTTGGTTAAGGGCTTTGACCATACAGCAATCGGAGAACGAGCATGGCTGTCCAGAACGGCAAGGACCTTTTGATCAAGCTTGACCTGACCGGGGTCGGGCAGTTCGAGACGATCGCGGGGCTGCGCGCCACGCGGATCAGTTTCAACGCGGAAACGGTGGATGTGACCAGTCTTGAAAGCGCGGGTGGCTGGCGCGAGTTGCTGGCGGGGGCGGGGGTGCGCTCGGCCTCGATCTCGGGCGCGGGGGTGTTTCGCGATGCCAATACCGACGAGCGCGCGCGCCAGATCTTCTTTGGCGGCGAGGTGCCGGATTTCCAGGTGATCATCCCGAATTTCGGGGTGGTGCAGGGGCCGTTCCAGATTACCGCGATCGAGTATTCCGGCAGCTACAATGGCGAGGCCACCTATGATCTGACCCTGGCCTCGGCGGGTGAGCTGACGTTTACGGCGCTGTGATGGCGAACCCGTATGCGGGCGAGGTGGCGATCCTGCTCGACGGTCAGCGCCATGTCGCCAAGCTGACGCTGGGGGCGCTGGCCGAGATGGAAGCGGCGCTTTCCAGCGGCTCGATGATTGATCTGGTCGAGCGCTTCGAGGCCGGACGGTTCTCGACCCGCGATGTGCTGGCGCTGGTGGTGGCGGGTTTGCGCGGCGGCGGCTGGCAGGGCACGGCAGCCGATCTGCGCACGGTCGAGATCGGCGGCGGGCCGATCGCGGCGGCACGGGCGGCGGCGGAGCTGCTGGCGCGGGCGTTTGCGGTGCCGGGTGAGGCATGAGCGCCGCAATCGACTGGCCGGGGTTGATGCGGGTGGGGTTG